TATGCAATTACAAAAAAAGTTAATGAATCAATGGCACCACCTAATAGTGTGGGTATGAGATTCTTTAATGTATGGGCAGAGGAAGGTAGTAGAGATGATATGCTTTACAGAATGCTTCAAGATAATACTGCACAATACATTACACGACATAGGAGAGATTGGATTCACGTTAATGATATCGCAACAGCAATAAGTTGTTTATTACCTGATAACTTTCGAGGTGTACTAGATATAGGAACAGGTAAGAATCATTCTGTCTTAGAACTGGCTATGAAGATGGGTAGAAGTGATCTTCCAATATTAGATCACACTCCAAATGAACCAGACAGTTTGTGTGCAGATACAACAATATTAAGATCATTGGGTTGGTCTCCTACTATAGATATCCTAGACTAGTATGAAATTAATAGCACATAGAGGTAATGTTAAAGGTTCAAATCCTGAATTGGAAAATAATCCATTATATATTGATGAAGCTATAAAGTTAAACTATGATGTTGAGATTGATGCTAGGTATGATCCAATAACTCAAGTATTTTGGTTAGGTCATGATGAACCACAATATAAAGTTAGTTGGAAATGGATGGCTAATCGTCATTCTAATATATGGATACATTGTAAAGATATAACTACTTTAGAGGAATTTACAAAATATAAACATTCTGGTTACCAATATTTTTGGCATCAAGAAGATGATTATACATTGACTAGCAATAATTATATTTGGACTTATCCTGGAAAACCATATTCATCTAAATCAATACTTGTCATGCCTGAATGGAATATGCAAATATCTAATTTAGTTGATTTAAAAGTATTTAATTGTTATGGAATTTGTTCAGACTATGTAGAGGTTATTTAATGTATCAAGCATTGCCAAGTAGGTTGCATATTAAAGATAGTCCAATAGCAGGACAAGGTGTTTTTGCAAAGGAAAATATTCCTAAAGGTATGGTTCTTGGAATGTCCCATTTAATTGTGGATGATGTTATCTACAGAACTCCTTTAGGAGGATTCATAAATCATAGTGAAGAACCTAATTGTGTTAAATGGTGTGAGGATGACAAATACTTTATTAAAACTATTAAAGAAATTCCTAAAGGTCAGGAATTATTTTTAAAATATACTTTTTACAATATAACATGAAAGTAGCAATCACATTTATAGGTACTGGTAAGTATCTTAATTTTTTACCAAAGTATTATGAGAATATTGAAAAGTATTTTCTTCCCAATACTGAGAAAGTTATCTTAACTTTTACTGATGGGGAACTAAATGATACGCCAGATAACCTAAAGGTCTATCAACAAGATCATATGAATTGGCCATATATCACTCTTAAAAGGTTTGAGATTATTAATAAAGCAAGACAAATTATTGAGGAATGTTCTCATCTTGTGTTTATTGACGCTGATGCTCTTCCTGTCACTACTATAACAGAAGAAGAATTTTTTAATGATAAACCATTGTTTGGTGTACATCATCCATGTCATTTCTTAAAAATGAAACCTCATGATGAATATCCAGGTTCTTGGGATCAAAATAAAAAATCATTGGCATATGTTGATACTTTTAAAGAACAACCACAGGTATATTATCAAGGATGTTTTTGGGGTGGACAAGTACCAGAAGTGTGTGCTATGATAGATGAATTGGAGTTAAGAACTAACAAAGATTTGGAAAAAAATGTTGTTGCATTATGGCATGATGAAAGTCATATTAATAGATATTTTCTTGATAATCCTGATATAGTTCATACATTTGGGTCTGAATATGCATATCCCGAATTATTTTCAGAGATTTGTTCTTTCGAACCTAAAATAGTACACCTTTCAAAGAATAATAGCAAATTTCACTCATGACAAAACTTGTTATATTTGACCTTGATGAGGTCTTGATTGATAGTAAAGATCATCACTATATAGAATACAATCTATCCTTAATTGACCTAAAGTAAAAAAAATTGCGTGGAGATCTGAAAAAATGAATGTTCTTGTTCCTATGGCTGGTGCTGGCAGTAGATTTGCCAAAGTTGGATATACTTTTCCAAAACCTTTGATTGAAGTTAAAGGAAAACCAATGATTCAAGTTGTAGTTGAAGCTTTAAATGTTGAAGCAAAATTTACCTATGCAGTTCAAAAGTCTCATTATGAAAAGTATAATCTTCAATATCTTTTAAATTTATTGACACCTAATTGTAATATTGTTCAAGTTGATGGTATGACTGAGGGTGCTGCTTGCACTACACTTTTAGCTAAAGAATTTATTGATAATGATGATTCTCTAATAATCACTAATTCTGATCAACTAATTCTTTGGGATTCTAACGAAACTCTCTATGCTTTTAATAATGATGACGCAGATGGGGGTATTGTTACTTTTCCTGCAATTCATCCTAAATGGTCTTTTGCAAAGTTAGGTGAAGATGGTTATGTATCCGAAGTTGCTGAGAAGAAACCCATTTCATCACATGCAACTGCAGGAATTTATTACTGGAAACATGGTAGTGACTATGTTAAGTATGCTGAACAAATGATCGAAAAGGATATTAGGGTTAATAATGAATATTATGTTTGCCCTGTTTATAATGAAGCAATTAAAGATAATAAAAAGATTTGTATTAAAGAAATTAAAACTTCTGATATGTGGGGATTGGGAACACCAGAAGATTTGAATTATTTTTTAGAAAATTATGAAGGAAACATTTGATAAAATACGATTGGTTATTTTTGATGTAGATGGAGTTCTTGTTAATAGCAGGAATATCCATTTTCCTGCAACTAGTTTTGCATTATCTGATTATGGATATACTTATACTAGGGAAGAAGATGAGATGTTTGGTACAATACCAACTAGAGAAAAACTAAATTTATTAGCACAAAGGGGGTGTATTGAATTAAAAGATATTGATGGTATATGGAATCTTAAAGATGATTATGCATGTAAATTGTTTGATAAATCAATTTTGGTTAACAGAAATATTAAAAAACTTTTTGAATTTATAAAAAAAAATAATATTTTTATTGCTTTAGGATCTAATGCTAGATATAGTTTTTTAGAAAAAGTTATAGACAGACTTCAAATATCTGGTTTAGTAGATTATATTGCTAGTGCTCAAGGTATGAAACCAAAACCAGATCCTTACATGTATATAAGTGCTATGAAAAAGTTTAATGTTTCTCCCAAACAAACTTTGATATTTGAAGATAGTGAGATTGGAAAACAAGCAGCTTATGGTAGTAAAGCTAATGTATATGAAGTTGGTTCTTATGATGAATTGTCTTTAAAATCTTTAAGCGGATGTTTAAATACTGTTTTATCGTATTAAAAATTAAAGGTATAGACAAATTATAATAAATGAGTTAAAATGTAAAAGAATTAGATAATATTATTTTTAGAGAGTAAAGATGAAAATTGCAGCAATTATGAGTAGTGGAGGTTTGAATCAAGGTAATAATTTTATTAACTTTGGTGGACAAACTGTTGTTGAAAGACTAAATCCAGATTCTGATATAGAATACTTTGAGTTTTATGATTCATGTTTACCTCAATGGAAAACTAGAGAAATTTTTACTAAATCTACAATCAATTACATTAAATCAAATTTTGATTTGATTTATATGTTTCAAGGATCTGGTGGTAGTCCAATGATTAGGGACTATGTGTTTAAACCTATTAATGAAATTGGACTCCCTATTATTATTTTAGGTCTTGGATGTGGTGGAACATATGATCAGGGTGAAATTCAAGCAATAAATGACATTCATAATCTTAGCAACGTTAAAAAATTAATTACTAGAGATGCTAAATCTTATGGATTTTTAAAAGATAATACGAAGGCATACTCTGGAATTGATCTTGCATTTTTTGCTAGAGATACAATTAAACCTAGAAAAGAAGGTGGTGGTGAAAATTATGCGGTTGTTAATTATGAACCACAAGGATTGCCAACTGAATTGGATGGTGCTTATGATCTTAAACAACAATTAGAGCAACATTATGATAAGGTATATATTGTAGAAAATAATGTTAATCCATCAAATAGGTCTATTGATAATTTTGTACAGATAGGATATGCAAGGGAGTTATGGAATTTCTATGCAAACGCTTCTTATGTGATAACCACAAGAGTACATAGTGCTATTTGCTGTGTGACTAGTGGAGTTAAGTTTACTTATCTTGGATCTGATAGTGGAGGAAAGCAGGGAAGAAATTGTTTGTTTAATGAAATAGGACTTACTTTACAGACGGGAGAAGAGTATGATGGGAAGGATTATCTTGACAAAATTGTAGATGCAAAATCTAATTATATTTCTGAATTGGAGGAAATTATTAAATGAAAAATTATGAGGGAGAAATTTAAT